CAAGCATATTCTCAATACCAGCAGCTACATTTTCAAACTTCTTCATAATTCTTGTTGACATAATTTTCTCTCTCTCTATTAACTATACATATAATTTAACACGATTCGGCTGTAATGTCAACGCCTAAAATGCATTCTCCCTCTTCATTACATTAAATGCTTCAATAACAGCATTAGATACCGCATATGGGTTTCGTTCAATAAAGATCATTAGCTGATCCCAAGTTAATCCAAGGAAATCACATTCCTTAGATAACACAGTTGTTGCACCTTTAATTTTCATTATCCAGCAACTCCATTTACTTTCCAATTATAAACTTCGATGGCCCCATTCCAAAGTTTCATTGCACCTTCATCAGTCGCAAAACCATCTTCACTTGCAAAATTCATATTAGAACTACCAAAAACTTCTTCGGCAACTCCTTTTGTTTGCATGATGTATGCAAGTCCACTAACTGATTTTGACCAACCAACTAGATTATCTTTGTTAGACATCTTTCCAGACCAACATTGAACTCCACCTTCGTGGGCAACTAGATAATTGATTGAATTTTTTGAAATAGACATGTAATACCTTTCTCTCTTGATTACATATATAATATAACACAAAAGGGGCCCTTTGTCAAGGGCCCTTTAAGGTATTGTTTTTATTGGATTTTATATCGTGTAGAAGATGTTTTAGTGATTTCTCGAGCCACTTTGATGAGGTGATTCGTTCTACATCGATGGCCATTGAATAGGGTTTATAATCACCTATCAGCACCAGATGCCATGCCAGGAGATGCTGGATATACATCTGGTTTTGGAACTACAAATTCTTCATCCCAACCAAATGCTTCTCTTACCACATTAGAAGATAAACCTTTATACATTTGATGTAGTTTCTTATCCTTAGCAGCAATAACAAGTTCTGCTTCGTTTGCATGCAAACCTTCTAACATTTGAAAAAACATTGATTCTTTCTGGTGTTGTTTGGTTTGCCTATCTGCACCTTTAATGAAGTGCCACAACTTTTTTGCTTCCATAGCCAACATAGTGTGTTCTGTTCCTTCTGGTGATTCATTAGGTGTGTAAGGAACTTTACCTTCTGGGATTACCCATTCAATTTTTGGATCAAATCCTGCCTTGAGTATCATGCGTAATGCATCAGTATTATGCTCTCTAAGGATTTTTACCTTTTGATCTTTAGTTTTTGCTTTGTGTACTCTGTCAAGTACCTCAGAAAAAAGTGGTGTATAAGTTTGGTATGCCATTTTAAAATTCTCCAATTGTTTCAGTAAGATTTCTCAATCTTGATTTTATAAAATAATTTAGTAGTTTACTTCTGTCACCAAATGGAGCTCCATGAAATTCTGTTAGTATCTCACTTTCCAATTCATTCGGTATTTTACTCAAGTCAATGAGTTTCTCATTTCTTTGGTAATTTCTTTTGACTTCATCTTGTAAATCATTAATATCTATATCCAACCAAGTCTCAATCTTTTTCTTCCCTAAAGGTCTTTGTCTTAATCCATCCGTAAATGTATTGTCAGGTGATAGAACATTAGGTACTCCATCACTAGTGTCGCCTTTAAGTATATGCTCTTTTATATAGGTTTCTGGAACATGACCATCTACATACTTTTTAAGAATAGGACTATATTGTTTTACATTCACATATCTTTGCAATTGAATAAAATCTTTATCACCAGATACGATAATAATTTTTTCATTCTTACTACGATCTTTTTCTGTTTGAGAAAACTTACACAGTGTAGCAATGATATCATCAGCTTCCGCACCATAAACTTCTAGAAATTTATATGGAAGATTATCTTTGATCTCTGCTTTAATCTTGTTTAGAATTTCGAAGATAGCATTCCAATCTTTACTATCAGCATCTCTGTTCTTTTTACGATTTGATTTGTATTGAGGAAAGAAGTCTCTTCTCCAATAATGTTTAGAATCATAAGTAAGAATTACTTCACCATACTCTTCACTAAACATTGTTCTATACATACGAACCGAATTAAGTATCATATGTCTTACCATACTCTCATCAGGTTCTTTTGCTTTTGTTATATTTAAATGCATCATTAGACTGGCTAATGAGATTTGATTCATATCAATTATTATCACGCTGGTTCATCTCCTGAATCGTTTTTTTCATCATGTGTTGTTTGAATTAATTTACCCAACATCTCATAGTCAAACTTTGCATAGGTATGAAGTGGATTTTCAGTTTCTACTTTCATTACAAAGTGCATCAGCTGATGCATCGGGTGTTGATAACTTAATGCTCTATACATAATAGATTTTATTATTTCATTTAAAAACCCAATTTCAGATATAAAGTCTCCATCCTTTATATCTACACCATTTTCTGCAAGATTATGTATTGTAGGAATCATAATACTTTCAGCAACTTCATCTATAAATACCATATCATCAGTAAGTTGATCAGTTTCATTTGGGTCTACAACTCTTGCTCTAGACCATGGGCCCTTAACAACATTACTTACCCCGCTGGATGTGTCGTCTTCCACTGTACCCTCTTTTCTTCGTACTCACCATAGTAATTGTTGATCCAATCACCATGTTTTAAGTAATGTTGCATATGTCTAACGTAACCTACACTATCAGCTAGTTTTGTATGTGAACCTTTTACGTCCCTACGAACTTCTGATCTATATGTTGCGGCTAAAGATTTTTGTGTTTTAATCCATGTCTTTACTTTTTTTGCTGATAGTGGATGTTCATCTCCTCTATCAAGAACATACTGACATACAGAATCGTTCTTAGCTGGTGCTTTAGCTGCACGTGCCTTTTCGAGTCTTTCAGCTGCAGCAGCACGTTGCTCTTCAGTCATAGGTTTACGTTTTTTACGAACCTTTGGTGCCACCCAACTATTATTTTCAGTACTAGCTACAATCTTTTTTCTAGCCATTTTACTTTCCTTCTGTAGTTTCTTTTTCACTTACCTTCTTTAACCATCTACGTCTGCCGGCAGCTTTAGCAAGTCTGCGCTTTTCACTTTTTGCAGTGTAATGGGTACGTTCGCGCATTTCATTAAATATACCCTCAGATTGCATACGTTTTTTCAACACACGCAGGGCACCATTAATATCGTTATTACGAACATCCACAGTTAAACCAGATTTTTCTCTGTCTTTTTTCACTTAATTTAAGTCCTTCAATTTTATTAATTCCATTTCACCATTTTTATCTAACTTAGTTTTTATGTATCCACCATTTTTAAGAGTGTCTAAAAGTTTATCGGCAATAACATTTACATTAGTCTGAGCTTTACCCCAAAAATAAGTTGCAATACAAGCAACAGCTGTAATACAAAATGCTGTTAATACTTCAATCATATCTATCTCCGTTATTATTATACTATACTTTAACATACTTTATTAGTAATGTCAAGGGCTCTTTTCATTAATATTTAGATTATTTAGGAAAAAGTCCATATATAACTCTTCATTTAGAATAGAATAGTTATTACAGTTACCAGAAGTCTTTATGTGTGTGTACACTCTTTTTGGAGCATATTTTTCTACCATAGACTCCCACCACCCAATAGGTTCTACTGTGCAATGTGCATTTTGACCATTAGGTAGTACTGCATCAGCTGGTGCAGTTGCAATACCAAGAAATACGAACTTATTTGCTTTAGAGAATATCTTATCAAAAGTTTCTGGAAGTTGTTCTTTTGGAATATGTTCTAATACGTCAAATGATATAACTCCATCAAATTTACCATCTGGTAAAATTTCATATTTTGAAATAGCTGGATCATAAAGAGAAGGCATTATATTGCCCCAATGTTTATGATGATTATGTTCTAAATAACCTTCTGCTTTACCACACCCAAAATCTAATAGACTCTCTGATTTAGTATCTTGTATTAAATCTACTATGTGTTGTAAATAAAACTTTAATCCACCACCATTGCCATAATCATTATGTTCTTTATGATATTGTTTATACTGCTCAATCCACTCGTTCATGTAACCCCACAAAATATTCTGCATCAACAACAACCAAAGGTTTTTGATTATTGCGTTTAATAAAAACTACTGGCTCATATTTGCCAGAGTTAGACTCTGCTTGCTCGTATGATTTCCATACGTTCAAACTTTCTTGATTTTTACATTCAATTGAATATGGAAACTTTTCTCTAGCAGCACGAGCCATGATGAGGTCTTCCCCACCAGCGCCCATGCTTCTAGATTCCACATCTTCTGGATGCACTTCAAGTTTCTCAATCAGTTGGTCACGAACCCATTGCTGGAATCGTCTACCTTTAGCTTTAGCTGATGATGTTTTCATCCTGTTTTATACTTTCACATTTGCAGTCTTCACAACCACACCAATCAACGTAACCACACTCTCCATTACAATGACAATCATGTCCACATTCTTGACATTTACTCATCGTAGTCCTCTCCGTAGTTTTCGTCTTCCAGCTCATCTTCGAGCTCTTCGTTTAGTTCGTCCCCACAAAAAGGACAGAACTCTATCTTATATAGTCGGGGTTCTAAGTGATGCTTTATATTAAATTCAGCCTCACATGATTCACATACAATAAGCTTCATTCTATTGGATCTCACAGAAACCAGCTGCACATGCTAATTCCTGAGAACCAACAGTCATGTCAACATTTTCGTAGTCCGATAATTTACTCCAATCTACATTTTTAGGCATCTGATCAAGTAAGAACTCATATCCTTCTTTATCAGTATCTTGATATGGTGCTTGTTGATATGTGTGTTCACTAAATGGTAAGAATGACACACCAGACATATAATCAAAGTTTTTAAAGACCCATGCACCAACTTCCATCCATTCGTCTTCTTTTACAGAAATTGTAACTGATGGTTTATGCTCACACCAATGTTTCTGATAAGTCAACCATAACTCCAACTGTTCAATAGCAGACATGTCTGTTCTAAACACTGCACCCTTATCTACTTTCATAGGAAAGGAAAACACAGCAGTATTAGATGGATTCATTACATCATCTTCTACAGGGAATCCTTCTTCTGTCATCATCAATGTTAGTGGATCTTTTTTGTCTCCACGAACAGTACGAATATAATAAGGATTATGTCTTGCATGAATAC